AAGTTTGATTGTGATCATTCCACTTATCATAGTATTCAACGTAATATCTGGTCATGGTCATTTTATATTCCTTTCTGTTATATCACATTCAGTATCACAGTCACGGCAGTACAAATGATCATACACTTGATGTAATACCCATTCTTGTTTGACTGTACTCCATCTAGCTAAAGCATCTATAAAAACTCTAGTGCCGTTACAGTGGCTACATGTTTGTTCAGTTATCATGATCATCACCTTCATCATTGCACCAACAGCACGGCTCAGATTGTGTCTCACATTCCCTGCACCAACAGCATAGCTTATTAAGTATTGCTCTCATTTTATATCCCTTTCAATATGTGTGAAATTACATCTACTGTCCAACCATTGCCAAGCATTTTATAGCGTTGGGTATTGCTAACCCCTTCGGTATAACCGTCAGGCACTGTTTGTAAGCGTTCACATTCAGTGCAAGATAATTTTCTCCAACGCTTGTTTTTAACTACAATGCTATCCTTCTGGACGGTTGTTAAGCAATTAGAGATATCATCAGCTCTAACTTCTATACGAGCTTGTAATGGTAAATTAGAATTATCTTTACGTGTACCATTTTCATCTAAACGTCTGTTGACTATACGAGCGCCTTTTACTGACACTTTAGGTTCTAAATTACCACCGCTAGAGGCACATAAACTTGGAGCTTTACCATCAGGTGAATATATACGCTTAACGTAGTCATGCCCCTTTAAATTGGTTGCATGGCCTTCAAGTATTAAACCTGTAGTAGCATTTGATGTTGCCCTAGTATCATCAAAGTAATTGTATGGTACGCCTTTGTGGAAGTTTGCCGTAAGTGTAAAAGCTTTCTCTTTCTCTGGGCTTTGAGTGTATCTGTCAGCACGTCTAGAACCTGCTTGCATCCATTTCTTATTGCCACGCTCCATATATTGAATTGCTTTATCTGAGTGGAAATGTTCATCTCCTATAGCGTCATAGTCTTCAAGTATGTCTTTCAATACTATGCCTTTGTCTTTTGGTTGCGTCACAGGAATGTTAGTCCAATATAATCTGTGTCTATTCTGAGCGCTTACAAGATTACTATTAATTACAATCGGCTCTACACCTAAGTATTCGCTAATAATATCTTGACTAGCTTTTGCCATACGCACATTCTCAAGTAAAAAGTATTTGGGCTTAAGCGCTTTCAATAGCCTAACATATTCAAAGAATAGCTTCGACCTTGGGTCTTCAAAATTAAGTCTCTTTCCAGAATACGAAAATCCCTGACAAGGTGAGCCACCGATAAGTAAATCAATCTTATGCCCACACTCAAATTCATCAAGCAAATGATCTCCACTAGTTTGCAATTTGGTAACATCTCCTAAATGAATAGTTTCAGGAAAGTTTTTCTTTGCCACTTGGATAGCGAATTTATCTATCTCACTAGCAAAATAATTTGTGGGTTTTATGCCAAGCTTGTCTAATGCTATTTGACCGCATGACATTCCATCGAATAATGATAGTATATTCATCTTAGTTCTCTCTCTCATTTAGTTTTTTGTCTATTTGATTAATGCCTGTAGCTTCTACAAAATCAAGTAATTCATTAAAATTATTTGTAGCTATAAGTTCTGGCGTTTCATGTAATGTATCCCCATTATAAAAAGCAGAATTAAAGACTGTAAATCGTGGGGGCAATGGGTCGCTTTCCGATAGTCCATAAATATTATACGCATTATTTTTACGCTCTGTTAAGTGTTGGCTATCCATCCAAATATGTAAGTTGTGTATTTGATAAGACGGCAATTCATCATTACAAAAACTGGTGCATGTCCAATCTTTAGGAATGTTTAAATCTGTTATGTATGTTTTCCAATCCATTTGTCTACTCTCTCTCTTTTGGTTTAATTAATGTGTAATGAATGTAACAGGTTTACTTGCTTGCCAACATAACCCACAAGCGCCACAATCTGGAACAAGTGTTTCTTGTCCTTTTTCTGCAAGTTTACCTGTTGCCTTGCTTATTTGGGTTGGACATTGAAAAGCTTGTTTATGCTTTAACATTACTTTTGTGCGTTTATCATCAACACTTAAAGCGGTCATAGTATTGCGTTCAAAATTACCACTAAACCTTAACGCCCATCGACTAGAACAATTTTCGCTTAATGATAGTAAAGCTTGCCCAATAGCTTTTTCAAGTGGGTCGGTTGCATTGGGTTGGTTAGCGGTATATCCATAAACATGTAAAGCGGGATACATGCTTAACCATTTTGCCCATTTTGCTACATATCCAACACTGTAAAAATCACCCAATATATGTAACCTAACAAGAAAACCTTTTGGGTGTTTAGCTTGTAAGTTTGCAAGTTCAAGTTCTAGCATGTTTTCAAGGTCAATGCCTGCCTCGTATCGGTATGCATACATCATGTTGTTACCATAGCATGTTGCCCAATGTTGGCATGATTTTGGGCATGTTGCACGTTCTTCAAGTGTCAAAGTAAATATTGGAAAACCTTTCCATTTACCTTTGGTTACTTTCTTTCCAAGTTTCACATTAGTTGATTTTTTAATCAGTAATTCAGTTTTTGCCATTGTATCACGATTAGCTTTTTTAATGCGATTAGTAAAAAGCGTTTTGCCATTCATGATTGCCAATTCTGTTTTGCTTAATTGTTTCATTTTATATTACTCTCTCTTAGTTAAATTAATTCTAAAAGTATCACCGTAAAAAGATGATACCAATTATAATTAACTCCTATCGTTAAAATCATTTAAAGCTTTTTGTAAATCTTGCCCAAAGTATCCACCGTGAAAAGTACCATCATAACCCAAAGCTTTATCATTTAAGTTTTGTATCCATGTAACGAATTCATTGTTATCAGTTATGGCAAGAATAACGTCCAAATAATCAGACATACCTTTTTTACGTTTAAGTATGGTTGCACCGTTTCTTAATGTTTCAATTGTCATTATGCTAATTCCTTATTTAAGTTTCTATATGCTGTTTTGATTGCGTTTTGATCATCAGTTGTTTTGATAATTTTTATATGTTTCTTTTTAGTATCGTAATGTGAATATTCAATCTCAGTTTTTAATGATGCTTTTGTGTAGTCTCCGAATTCATCAAACCATTTTTGAGTTTCAGTGTCATAAACGAAAAGAATGTAATATGGTTTTGTTGTTGTTGTCATAGCTAAAGCCCTAAATGATTAAATTATTCTACAACCATTATTTTAGTTTTAATTAAATGTAAATACCCAAATGCAAAATAATATAGTTATTGCATAATTAATGACATTTTAATCATGATATTGCACTCTGCTGCTTAGTACTTATTCAAACTTTTGAATGTGTATAATATTAGTTATACTATATAATAGGACAAAAAAAGTTGTGATGGTAAGCGTGTTTCAGTTTGGGTGGGTGGGTGTTTTTACATTGTAAGTTTAATGCATCCCTAGTTGGTTTTTTGTTGTCTCTTTTTTATCCGACTATTTTTATAGCCTATATTCTAGCTTAAATGTTATATTATCAGTTATAAAAACGTTTAATAACAATGCTTTATGCGTGATTTATTAATGATTTACTATGATAGTAGCATTTTATAAGGTCAAAACAGGCAAAGAGGGAGGGCGTGACCCACCCCCAGGCCATACGTTGTATATATATGTAGAATTACACGCACGGGATTTTTCGTTTTGGGTATACATTTAGCCACACACCTGGTAATAGCTATAAAGTAAGTCCGATTCGGTCTTATCTAGTAGGTGTGTTATACCTCACGGAATGTTACAATATGTTACAGTTACTACACTTTATGTTACAATATGCATTTTTCGCTTGACTGCCCCTCTCTGACGTTTATAACTACGTAGTAGTAGTAGAGAGTTATAACTCTTAAGTGTAAAAACTAAAAATAAAGTAAAAACTAAATAAAGAGTTTAACTATATAGAATGTGTTACAAATAGGATAGTGGACATAGGAAATGTTTAAACTCTAAGAGTTATAACTCTAGGGTTGACACTGTTTCTAGAGTAGAGTAGACTTCTTGTATTACAGTAATACTATTAATAACTAAAACTATAATCTTGTATTACTCTACTTTACTGATATGTGTCACACTCTACGTGTTACTCTCTCCTCCCAAAACCTCCTCATACGTAGTTTGCGACACATATCGGCTTCCTTCCCCTTTATTATGTGTTGACAATGCCAAGCAAACCAATAAAACTATATGCATGTGAAAACATATTGGATGAGTTTTACTCTGCTTTAGCTAGAAATGATGCTAGAGCCTTCCAACGTGTACACATTCCTATGAGTGACGTATTTTACGTTAGAGCTGCAATAGAAGCAGACACTGGAATACGCTATACTCTTGATCACGTAGAACGAGCTATGTACCTTGAGGGTATGTTAGACCGTAAAGACGTGTTAGACCCTGATAGAAAGCGACCCTATGCCGACCCCTAGAAAGAAGAAACGTAGCAAACAGCCTTATCAAGAGACTGCTGAGCAGAAAAAGAAGAGAGCTTCACGTAATGCTGCACGTAATAAGATGATTAAAGCAGGTAAGGCTAAGAAGGGTGACGGTAAGGATGTTGACCACAAGGATGGCAACCCTAAGAATAACAATAAAGAAAACCTTCGTATGAAAACTAAGAAGGCTAACAGAAGTTTCAAACGTAACAGCAAAGCAGGAAAGAGATAACATGCCTAACTTTAAGAATTGTAGTACATGCCCAACTAAGGCTAAGTGTGCTAAAGCAGGAAAGTGTCTAAATAAAAAGAAGAGTGGCTACTCTAAGGGTGGCATGACTAAGAAGATGGGTTACAACAAGGGTGGCTACGCCAAGTGCGGTGCATCTTATAAGGGTTAAGCATGGCTAAGTCTCCTACACCTACCAATAAGAAGTTGTATGCTACTGTTCGTGCTGCGGCTAAGAAGAAGTTTAAAGTATGGCCTAGTGCGTATGCATCATCTTGGCTTGTAAAGGAATACAAGAGAAGAGGGGGTAAGTACAGTGGCTCGAAAGCAAACAAAGTCAGCAAAAAAGCCTAAGAAGGGTGGCTTAGGTAAATGGCATGGCGAGAAGTGGGTAGACGTTAAGACAGGTAAGCCTTGTGGACGTAAATCCGCTTCTAAGTCTAAACGTCCCTACCCTGCTTGTAGGCCAAAAGCTGTAGCAGGTAAGATAACTAAGAAAGAAGCGGCTAAGAAGACTAGCTCTAAAAAAGTAAAATGGTCTACTACAGCGTCTGGTAGAAAGAGGAAAGCATAATGGCTATACCTGAACGGGTCAAAACTAAAATGAAGAGCGCTGGGTTAAAAGGCGTTAATAAACCTCAACGGTTAAACGACGATAGTGGTAAATCCCATCACGTAATGGCTTCTGAGGGTGGTAAGTACAAGTATATTAAGTTTGGCGAGAAGGGTGCAAGCACTGCAGGTAAGCCTAAGTCAGGTGAATCTGATAGAATGAAGAAGAAACGTGCTTCATTTAAGGCTAGACACGCTAAGAACATCAAAAAAGGTAAGATGAGTGCAGCTTACTGGGCAAATAAGGTAAAGTGGTAGCATGTCGTTAAACAATTTAGGTAAACCTGCACGTATGAAGTCTGTTTATGGACACAATACAGGTACAACTGTAGAAGATGTGTATGTATGTCCTGCTAATTGTACTGCTGAAGTAACGTTTATACACGTTGTTAATGGTGCTACTAGCGGAAGTAACACTGTTTCAGTACAATGGTATGTTGCTGCAGATAATTATACGTCTCATTTCTTAAGTGCTAAGGCTATTACCCACAGTGACTACATCTCTTTCCCTAATATAGACTTAATACTGCAACCTGGAGATAAAATACAGGTATTACCGTCCAGCGCTGGGCATATTGATACAATATTAACAGTAACAGAGACGTTTGTACCTGTAGGGTAAATAGTTATGCCAAGAACATAACGGGTATGCAGAATTATCTGTATAAGATCAACTACATATCAGTATAACTGTGTGCGTAAAGGCTACAATGGGTAGTCTTAAACGTATAAAGGTATACAAATTATGTTTAAATCAATATTTTCAGCTATTTCTGGCGTAAACAAATCAATTATTAAGTCTCGACAAGCTAGTGCAGACTTATACTTACTACAAAACCTAACAGATAGAGAATTACAGGATATAGGTGTTACTCGTGGTGATCTCGTACATAGGTACTACAACAAAGACTAAGATACTGCTTGCATTTGTATTTTTGCTAAGTATAACTACTGCTTGTAGTACTCAATCATTAGTAATGCCTCTCTCTTGTCCTCCTGATAATAAGAAATGTCAACGGAATTTAGATGCACAAACATTATCTCTCATCGGTCAAGAAGCTGCAGCACTACAACTTATGTGTATGGACTCTGATCTTACAGATGTTCTTGGCGACAAGTGTACAAAGTAATGATGTAACTGGTGATTTTAGTAATAACTATCAAGACTCAAACGTAGATAGCAATAACACTTCTACAAATGAGACTAATAATTACAATGCAACGGGAGCTGGTGAAAAAGCTCCTGTTATGTCCAGTATAGCACCTACAGTTATGGGTGGTGGTGGAAACGATTCCTGTTTAATGCCTACGACGATGGGCTTTCAGGTAAGTTTGTTTGGTTTATCTCAGGGTGCAATGGTACAAGATGCATACTGTAATAGACGCAAGAACGCTAGACTTTTAGGGACTCCTCAACAGATAGGAGGTCTTGGTTTACAAGTTTCTGGGATATCCACAATCTGTGGTGATCCAGATGTTTTTAAGGCCATGATTTTAGCCAGTACACCCTGCCCTATCATGGATGTTTTAACTGGCAAGCTACTGATGGGTAAGGATGCAGTAGATAAATATAGAGAAAATCCTCAAGCGTTTATCGTGGGGTATGAAGAAGACAAAGAGTTTTGGGATAGTCTATTAAGAATTGGAGAGGATTTAACAGATGAAATCAATGAAGCAAAAGTTGCTAATAACAGCAGGGACACTCGCTCTATTAGTGAACGGTTCAGGTCTACTCGCAGAGTCACTTCCACCACCCGACTACAGCCAGACGGGGGATCAGAAGATACAGTCACTGATTGATTCTATTAATGTAATAGACAATCGATTACAACTATCTTTGAACTTAGGTATTGGTGCAGTAGGCTATGCTGAAGTTGGTGGTGTTATTGTTGATGGAGCATTAGACGGTGCTAAAGTAACTTCGGCAATGCTAGGCGCTTACTTAGATGCTAAGAGTAAAGTTATGAACCATGACTATGCTACAGCACAGAATGCGAATCAATTGTTTGTACAAGAACATACTGCGGCTATGAATAACTTAGTTGCGGCTGTTGATATACTTGGTGATGCTACATCTGTATTAATGACTGCTACATCCGTTGCTGACACTGCTTCAGAAGCAGATACGAAGCCAGAACAGGTTGCATTACAAGAGATGATGGCTACAGATGAATATAGCCTTGACGCTTCTGAAGTTGACGACTATAATAACGCACTTGATGCAGTAGCAGAGTACGCTCAACAAGCAGGTGCTTTCATGGCTGCAGCTAACAACACGGAGTTGACTACAAGTATAGATAATTATACGGCGGCTAATAATATAATGGTTGGAACATATACAGCTATTACATATACACAAGCAGTTGACGAGTTTGTTATATCTTGGGATGATTCAGGGTACGGCACTGGTTGGAATGGTTATCTTACAGACGATATGAAAGATGCAGACGATGTATATGGCGCAGGAGCTTACATCATGCAACACGGGTCAGCTTCCTCTAACATGTAGGAAATATTATGATAGAAGATGCGGAAGTTAAAGTTGGTGGGTTTACTTTTAAAGGGTGGTACATAGCTGCTGCCCTGCCAATACTAGGATCTCTTAGTGGCGGTATATATTACGGATATGACACACTACAAAGGTTCTATGCTGTAGAATCAGGTATTGAGACAGTAGTAGAAGCTTCAGGTAAGTTTAACTCTAAGTCTAACGAACTAAGTACACGCATTCAAACAGTTGAATCTAGTCTGAATGTAGATATACAAAGTGTACACGCAGACTTAACAGTTAAATCACAGGATATGGAAGCTGATCTTAGCTCTCGTATTCAAGCAATAGAACAGGCGGTAGCAGACAATGACGTTAGAGGTCTTAACACAAGGTTGTCAACGATTAGCACACAGATGCAAACAATCTTGGAGCAACAGAAAGAGTTGCTTGACTTACGTAGTCAAGTTGAGAGATCTACTGGGATCACTGATAGTCTGGGTGATAAGCTTAACGAATACCAAACTGAAATAGATGATATATGGAAAGCATATGATTCTCTTGTGGACAACCCACTATAAGGAAAGCCAATGGCACGTAATTTAACCCCAAACCAACAAAAGTTTCTCGAAGTCTTGTTTGACGAGGCAGGTGGAGACGTGGTTTCAGCAAAAAAGATAGCAGGATACAGTGAAAATACACCTACGAGACTTATTGTCGAATCTCTCAAAGATGAAATTGCCGAAGCTACCAGAACGTACTTCTCTAGGACTGCGCCGAAAGCTGCAATGGCTATGGTCAATGCTTTGTCTGATCCTACGGAGCTTGGTATCAAAGATAAAATGGCTGCTGCAAAAGATCTACTTGATCGTGCAGGGTTGGGTAAAGTCGAAAAAGTAGATGTATCATCTTCTGGTGGGGGTATATTCTACCTTCCACCTAAAGAGGGTAAGAACGAGTAGCCTTGTCTGAATATAATTATGACAGGGACTTCGGTTTCTGGGAGCTACCTAAACCTAAAAAGAATGATAAGGTTTGGCATCCAGTAGTTAGAGTAGCGGCTCGTGTTGTACCCTTTGGTTATGAGATTGATCCAGACAACGAAAAACTGTTTCAACCTATACCACACGAACTTGAAGCATTAATACTTGCCAAGAAACACTTAAGGCAGTATAGTTACAGGGAAGTAGCGAATTGGTTAACAACACAAACAGGTCGCTCTATCTCCCATGTAGGTCTAAAGAAGAGAATAGCCATTGAGCGAAGACGTAAAAAAGCAGCTAATATTAAACGCAAGCTTGCCAAAAGGCTCGAAGAAACCCTTGCGGAAATCGAAAAGCTCGAA